TCAGGCTTTTCTAACAATAATGTAAACAACATAGTTGTATTAATTTTTTTATTTTCTAACATAGAAAATAAAGAACCTGCTTTTAAAACTCCTTGAACAAACTCTTTTGATAAAATATTACTTGAAGGATTGTTATGCAATAAATCTAAATTCATTGAGCTACTTAGTCTGTGCCCAAAATGGTTTCAACAACTTCGTAAAGTCCATGAAATCTTCTGTCAAAGAACCTCCTGCTGCAGCTGCATGACCACCTCCAGAAGCAATTCGTTGAGTAAATGCAGAAACATCTAATGTTGTATTATTTGGATGTCTTCTTACTACAATTCGTTGCTTATCTACAAGTACTGCAATTGCAACATCAGCATCGGTTGCAGAAAGAATGTAATCACAACATTCTTGAACAAATTTATCACAAAATACAGCAATGACTTTTACGTCTTCTTGACCAGCAAATGTAACTTCTCCTCTGTAAAGATTAAGAGCTTCAATGTACTCTCTACAATGCTTTTCATACAACGTAATTGTATTTTGCTGAAACTTATCAAAAGGTTTGAAACCATCATAGTATTCTTCCACAAACGATACAAGCTTGTTTGTCATTGAATGAAATACAATATTGAGTTCTCTTGATAAAACAATTTTATTATTTCCAGAATCTTGATCGTCAGCTAAGGCAATTAGAGTTTTACGACTTTGACTCAAAGGAGCAAGTTTGCTGTTCTCTTTCCAAAATGAATTATAAAGAAGTTTTGCACAACTTGTGTCATCCTGAACTTTTGCAGTTGCAGACTTGAACTGATAAATGTTTGTCTTGTGATGATCAAAAATAACAGTTGTTGGTTTATCAATATCTTCTCCAATTGCTGAAACATCTAAATCCAAAAAGAAAATCTTTTTCCAAGTTTCTCTTTTACAAATGTTTTCATAATCTGCAACAAGAGTTCGAGGAGTAGTAAATTTTACAGGAAGCTTTTTACCTAATGCCCAACACAAAACTAAATAGGATGTAATACCATCCAAGTCACTGTGGCTTACTACTAATATATCATTATTATTCATCGATCAAATTATTTAGAGCGTTTGAAGCATTTTGTATAGCGTCATCTCCTGCATCAGCTTCAAAGTAGTCTGAGTTAGTTTCTTTCAAAGTCAACGTATTATAATTGCACTTAAAAGCAGCTGAACCAAAATTAGGACCAAAACGATTCTTTTGAAATCCCATGTTGATAATACCAAGTTCTTTATCTTCTTCCTCTTGCCACAAAGAGCAAATCACATCACAAGTTGCAGCCAGTCCAATTGATTCAGAAATGCCTTCCATGCCTGGTGAAGCAGTGTTGAAAGCTCCTCGATTAAGCTGTGTAGCTGATACAAAAGGAATAGAATACTTGAAAGCCAAAGCTCTCAAATGCTCTGCAATCTCTTTTACGGACTCATACGAATTAAGATTCTTACCAACTGGATGAATTAAGTTGATATAATCAATCACAACAATATCGGGATTGAACCCTTTGTGCTTGAGTTTAGTGATGAAAGAATCAATATGACGAACAGTAATAGTCTTTGGAGGATACTCTTTAATAACTAAACGGCTATTCAAATTCTTTCTTACGTGATTAATCTGAGTCTTCAATTCCTCTGTATAAGTCTTGAGTTCGTTATGAGGAATTTGAGAAAGCTGTGTACTAATTCGCTTTGAGTACATAAACTCAGACATCTCCAAAGAAATAAGAAGTACGTTCTTATTAGCAAGAACCATGTTTGTAGAAATGTTTCCTAGTACAATTGACTTACCAACATTTACTTGACCAGCAAACACCGTAAGAGTTTTAGGAAACAAACCTCCTTCAGTCTTTTCATCAAAGAAGTCCCATCCAGTTGGAACTGGATTATAAACTGCTACAAGTTCTTTAATATGCTTTTCTACATCCTCGAAGTACCAATGACCTAAGTTCTCTTTAAGAGTAATATTAAAAGCTTTTTCAAAGTCTACTAGTGTCTCTTCAATCTTGAAAGAAGAGTCATTAAACTTATCAGCAATATTAATAATTGTATTGTAGATGTATCTCTCCTTAAGAAACTTCTCTGTATTGTTTACAAGCTCGTCATTATTAAAAGGTCCTTCAATGCTAAGAAGTTTAGTCTTAACTTCAGATAAAGCTTTCTTATCTTCCTCAGAAGACATCCTGGATTTAATCTCAGAACTAGAAGGAAGAGTTCCCCGCTCAATAAAGAACTTAGAAACTTGATTCAATACTTTTCCAATATTCTTATCATTGAAAAACTTATCGTCTAAATAAGAAACAATTGAGCTCAAATACTCTTGATTGGATAGGGCGTTATACAAGATAACGCCCTCAAAGTAATCCAAATCAAGCTTAGGTTGGGAAGGAGTTTTACTCATTATTCTTCATCAGAATCTTCCAAATCGTCTGCAGAATCAACAGTGCCATAACGAAGTTCTTCTGAAAGTTTCTTTTCAAGTACGGGACTTACTCTCTTCCAAAACTCTGCATCCTTTTCAACATTCTTTCTGTATCCAATACTTTGACCTTCAAACTGATAAGTCTTTCCGTTTTGTTCAATAACTCCTAATGCCAATGCAAGATCAAACAAGCCAGTGTTCTCATCTAGGCCAGTTTTGAAATTTAAATACAACTCAGTTTTAAGGAAAGGAGGAACTACACGATTCTTAACAGTCATTGCACTCATCGTAACTCCTGATACATTATTTGAAATTGCAATGTTGTCTTCATCAGGATTTTCTGAAGCTTTTTCGTTACGAGTAGAAAGCTGAACAAGAATTGATGCAAGATAAATTGGTCCCTTTCCCCCAGCTTGATTCTTAATCATTGAAGGAAACATTTCCATACCTTCATAAATATGATTAGAAAACAAGATTGGAACTCCAGCCTTTGCAGCTTTGTATGTAATAGCTCGCATCATGCTCTTTGTAGCCTTAGCTCTTTGACCAACATCTGCAGCATCCTTACCTTTTCGGGCATCTTCAATTTCTTTAGAAGAAGCCAAATTACCCAGCGAATCGATTGAAATAATAAACTTCAAACTTGGATCATTAGCTGCAATAATATTGTCAAGAAAAGTACTAATTTGATTACGGCACTCTTCGATTGTTTCTACTGGATAATATTTTGTCTTCTTAAGATCCATTCCAACATTACGGGCAGAATCTTTATCAACAGCTACTTCTGAATCCCAAATAACAGCTACATAACCTTTCTTCTGAGCATTAGCTAAAATCTTATTAATAATAAGAGTCTTACCTGCACCAGAAGGTCCTGCAAAACCTGTAATACGACCAACTGGAATTCCTTTCGTAAGCGAACCAGACACAATGGCGTTCAAAGCTTTGCTTCCTGTATCAATCCAATCAGAAGGAGTTGAAATGCAGCTTTCACTAAGAAAGCCGCCTTCAGGGTTCATTTTATCAATATCTCCAAAGATATGTTTTAAATTATTCATTTTAATCTGCACCTTCTTTATCAAACAATTCCACAACATTAGATGTATCTTCTACTGTTTGAGTAGGCGTAGAAGCTTGAATAACACTCGCATATTGTGAGTAAAATTGAGATGCAAAATTAGCGTTATCAATTAACGTAATTTTGCTTTTCTTGTAAGAAAATGTTGGAGCTTCACTGTTTGGTGCCAAAAGTTCTCTAAACAACAGAGGCAAAATCTGCAATTGTAATTGCTGGCTTTGAGGATTAGGTTGAATGTGAACAACTGCAGGAGATTGAACAATTAATTCCGTTTCAGTTTCTTTGACTACATTACCAACAATAATTCTCCCAATAGGGTCCAAGAATGGTTTAATATTATTACTCATTGCTTGAATAGCATCATTTAAAATTAATTATTTTCAACGCCTTTCAAACAATAATTTTTGAAAAAGTAAATTACCTACATCTGTTAAGAATAAACGCTTGTCAGATGCAATAAAAATGACTTTATAGTGTATTAATGTTTCAATATATTCTAATTCAAAACCTTTTGGTCTTTTGTTAATATAAACATCTTCATTAGAAATAGCGTTCAAATAATACAACATATCTTCAACGCTTGAAGATTCTAATACTTTATAAAAATCTTCTTTATTCATAAACTAAACAACTCAAACAAGTCTGTCTGAACTTCTTTTCCAATCTCTGGAAGATACCATCCAATAGCTTCATACAAACGCTCGGTTGGTTGAGTTACAAGTTTTGAAAACATCTTATCCCAGTCTACCTTTAATCCAAACTCAATTGGAAGTTCTGACACATAACAGATAGCATCTAAACCGTACTTGTTCTTATCGCAGTACACTTTCTTTACTTTTTGAGCAGATTCGATTGCTTCGTATTTATCTGCAATACGCAATTCCTTAATAAGCATGTTGTATGCAATAGCTCCTTTAACGTGGGAAGGAGTCCCCTTCTTAAACTTATATAACGAAGCTCCTTCTGTATACTTCTCAAGATTGTTGATTGAAGTACGAGCAGCAATATCATTTGGATGGAGTTCTCGGAATTGTTCGTACCCAGTTCTATAAGCCTCATTAGCTTTCTTAACATCCTGAGTTAATAAAGAAGTTTTAATAACATGCTCGATAAGCTTCTTAACTTTCTTAGGAGTTGTAGAACGAACAAGCTCGATACCAGTGTATTTGAATTTGTCTGTAGCTACTCCTTCTTCATCCAGAACGTGTAAGATATATCTCTTCTTCTGCAAGAAGATTCCTACATCGGAAATAATTTCCCGCTTGAATACATAACGAGGATCTAATGAAAAGAGTTCTTTGCGTGCCCAATTTAGGATTTCCTCATTAACATACTTGTCCAAAGCATCCACAATTTCATGAGCAGCTGCAGATACTTTGCCATCTTCTCCTACTAACGGAATGTTAAGCTTTTTGAGTACAGATTCAATCGAAACATAAACGGAGTCAGTATCACCATATTTTGTAATTGTTTCATTTACTCCATAGTGTTCTCTAACATAGTCATCAAGAATATAACCACCAGCTCTTGCAACACTCTGACCAGTCATGGTGATAGACATAGCATTATCAATATCCATCAAAGATGAATGCTTGTTTGCAAATGTACCATAAATCGAGTTAAGCAAAATCTTCAACGTATATTGCAATGTATCGCAATATGTCATCTTTAACTGAGTTTCTTTATCTTTAACTCCAGACTTTTTAAGTTTAGATAACTCAGCTTTAGTAGCTACACGCTCAGCATAAATCTGGTCAATAAGGTTTGGAATAACACCTTTAGTTTTCTGACTATACATTACCCCAGCTTGGGATAATGAAATCTTTTCACTCTTAAGGAAAGTATTAAGTCTTGTTACAGGAAGAGTAGCAGTCCTTCCATTCATAAACCTTAATGTTACTTCTTTATCTTGTTTTACATCCCCATCCACAATTTTTCCTAACTTAGTTTCTGGGGAAATGTTTAGAGTAATGATTGTATTAGGATACAAAGAGTTAACGTCAAAACTTACAACTGACTTTTGAATTCCTTTCTCTGGATCTCTAACAAAACCTCCTTCATAAGACTCTCTATCATGCTTATTAGGAAACGTTGGAATAATATAACCTTGCTTTGAAGCTTGAATAGCTACTGCTCCAGTTACAATTGCTACTTTTCCTAAGGCTGCTTCAAAGTTAGTACAACCTTTGTAGGATAACATCCGAGCAATCTCAAGAAACTTTAATTTCTCTTCCAATTTAACAAGCAGGTGAACGTCTTGAATATTATAATCCACAAACAACTTCCAATCTGTGTGGGCTAGTTCACTTAAACTA